TGGTATTTCATTTCAACTTCGATAGTCAGTTGCACCTTGGATTGTCGCAACCTGTGTCATCTGGCCTCGCTCGCTGTCGCTCTCCCGGCCCTGCGAGACTATGCTCTGTGGTTCTGCGAAGCTAAGCAGGCTTGGTTATGCGTTGTTGTGTATCTGTTACTGACTACTGATGTACTATCTGTCTGATGCCATTTGTCGCTCACTGGTACGACATTTGTAAGAACGCTTGTTCGCTTTCAAATTCGTTCTAATTGAGAATGGTTATCATTTGAGAATGATTCTCATTTAAGAGCTGTCCAATAAAAATGCCACCCACGTCACGAACATTCGTTCTGTAACTAGAGTGGCAATATATCATTTACAAGTGGTACATTAAAGCGGTCTGCAATTTACCAACATACTAGTTAGCGTATTTTTCAACGTTGCTTTCTAACTGTATACATTAATGTTAGCACTTGGTGATACCTTAATATGAAAGTGAAGCAAGCACTGCTTCTTTGCACAACATGTCTTTAAATCTTAGACAACCTCTTTCAAAATAAAATCTTAGGTTAGTGAGAATTAAGTCATTCTTTTTTAACATAACATAGTTAATATTGTGGTCATCAGTTGTGACTGTTATTTTGATTGGACAGGATTTATCTGGTTTATCATCACAAAATATAATACCAGAATCAGCATATTCCTTAATTCCATACATTCTATCCTTGTATTTAAGAGTGAACACATATCTGCCCCTGCCACTCGGCTTATCAATAAAAGCTTTGCTATCATTAAGATACACGCCTTGGCTAGAATATGCAACGTATTTGTCACTGGAAAAAGCTTTGTTGAAACCACTTTGTTTTTGCGCAATGGATGCCGTGTTAATGAAGCCCTGTTCTAGTACGAAACCATTACCCCTTAGGAAATTTGTATCTTCTTTTAATCTAGCAGAAATACCCATAGCTGTATAATATGGGTTAATAATAGATACAGTGTTGCCGCACATAAAAACAGGCACATATCTAATTTGTTTTCCTTGTCCTCTTGCAACGCTTGTGTGTACACTTAAAAACTTCTTGATTTCATCTGTGCAGTAGTGATTAGTTTCACTTTGGAATTCATCAAACATCATTTGTTGAACATCGGAAAAAAGGTGGCTGTATCGCTTTAATGCATCAGCATTATTAAGTGAGAACGCATAACCGCACGGTTCTTCGTTCAAGTAGAGTTCATGAAAGATACCAGACGCACGCCTTTTGCTTGTCATTTCATATCCTCTAAAGAAAAGTGAGCCAATGTCCTTAAAGAATTTGTCTGCTATTTCGTCAAGTTCGTAATTATACCTGTATATAAGTGCGAACTTTTCGCCTCTTTTTAGAAATCTGTTGACTAGCAGCCTGCTAAAATATGTTGTCTTTCCACCTGTTCTATTAGTTGTAACCATATAAATTTCTGGTTTGTTACCGTTGATGTCAAGCATGCTCAAAAGTTTTGTGCCGTCATAGTATTTATTCATTGTGTATGTCACCTACTTTCTCTATATATTGTATCATACTTCTTGACAAAAAGCAATATATAGTGTATAATATTTCAGATGAAAAAGGCGGTGAAAAGAATGGATGTAAACGCTATTTTACAGGCAGTTGGTACATTAGGTTTTCCGATAGTATGTGCTATTGCTATGGCTTGGTATGTCAAGTATATGACAGACCGAAACAGAGAAGATATTGATAAGCTTAATGAACAGCATCAGCAGGAAATGAAAGAAGTAACAACAGCATTAAATAACAACACACTAGCGCTTCAGAAATTGTCTGACGTTATTGGGAATGGGGTGGCCAAATGACAGATGAATTAAAAAAAGCTTTGCTTGAAAGAAATATTCAGTGCATTAGCGAAGATAACGGCAAATTTGTTTTTTTGAATACTATCGTGCCTGTTGGAAATATTCCTCTTGCATTTAAACCATTATTTAGTCAAGAAATACCTGTTGGTAGTATTTTCATAACAAAAGTTGATATCGTTTCAAAAAAAGAAACAAAAACATCAGTTTTTGTGTGCTGTAATGCTTCACAAATGATTTGTCCTTTTAAATCTGAAAATAATTTATTTTGGTATGAAATAACAGATAATGATCAAGTAATTTCCCCGAATGAAGTGGAGTGATAAAAATAGGAAAACAGATTAATGATTTAGTTTTACTTACTATTCTTCAAAATCAAATAAAGAATGCTGTCGATGAAAATAAGGTTGATACTAGTAAGTTTGCACGTATTAAGCATTTTGAAAATGTAAGTAGTTTAACTCAGTCGGAAAAAACAGATGTATCTGAAAATTTATATGATTTTTTGATTGATGATTATTCATCTTCGGTATACGTGTCACTGGTTAAAATACCAAAAAGATGGAAATACGTGAGAATGTACACAGAGGGCACTGGTTATGTTTTATTAACAGAAAATGGGTTACTTTACACGAGATTAGGTGAAGATAAGGTCGTAAAAGTTGATGCTAGTGGTTCTGTAACCTTTACTGATTGCGTTATAGCATTAAATATTTTTCCGTTGCCACAAGATTTTATTTTGACATCAGAAAAATATCCAGACACGGTATTTCATGCAAACTACTACAGCAAAACAGCAGATTCTATCATATATCGTTTTTCGAGTGGTATCATTTTAGATTCATCATCTGAAGCCACACAGTACAAAATAGTTTTTGCTTCGTACAACGTTAAAGCGGCTAAAGTCACTTTTGTAGAGAAGGTGTTATCATGAAAACAGTAATTCTCAACTCAAAAGGTACTCATGTAGTCGCACTGCAGGCTATCTTACGTTCACAGGGTTTCATTGGCCAAAATGGAAAACCACTTTCAATCGATGGTGATGCAGGTAACAACACAATATTTGCCATCAATTCATATCAGAGTATGATGCGAGCTTATGGTATTGAATGTGGTACAAACGGTCACAATGATTCATCCTGTGGCCCAAAAATGTGGGAGTCATTGTTAGGTGGTGATTGCTGATGCCTTTTACACCTAGACTTACATCAGCAGGCATGCAAGGCTCTAAATACTGGTACAGCGATAACCCATTTTATCAAGCAAATCTTGGCCCACAGCAGACAGGTGGCAACTGTACATGGTATGCGTGGGGCAGATTTTATGAGATTATAGGGCGTTATCCGTACGGTTTGTCAACTTCAAATGCAACAAATTGGTACGCACGTACAACAGGTTTTTCAAAAGGAAAAGAGCCAAAACTTGGCGCTATTGCTTGTTATGGCTACAATAGCGGAGGCGCAGGTCATGTGGCAGTCGTTGAACAAATAACATCAGATGGCATTGTAACGTCAAACAGTGGTTGGTCGTCTGGAAAATATTTCTGGACAGAAAAAGCAAAAAAGAGTAACGGATATTGCCCTGATTGGATGAATGGATATTTACAAGGTTTTATCTATGCTGACGTTGATACTGGAACAGTGCCAGACCCAACACAATTGCATTGGCAATCTATTCCAGATTGGCTAGATAGCTACACATCAGAGAAATCAACAAACAACGCTTATTGCGTTGCAAGCTATTTACTTACAAAAGGATGGTCATTAAATGGTGTTTGTGCATTACTTGGTAATGCTACAATGGAGTCTTTTATCAGTGCAGACTTGTATGAAAAAGGCGTTGCAGTAGATGAAAGAGGCTATGGTTTAGTTCAGTGGACACCTGCGGTTGAAACTATTATTCCATATTTAAACCATAACTTTCCAGATTGGCAAACAAATCTCGATACAAACGGATACGGTCAATGTCAGAGATTGGATGATGAACGTCATGACAACCCGCAGGAGTGGTATCCAAACTTTCCATCAGTGCCGACAGAGTACAGAACTTATCAGACAATGGAAGCTTTTTGTACTGCAACAGATGATGTAGGGCATATGGCAAAATGCTTTTTGTACTGCTATGAAAGACCTGCTGACCCATCAGCAACCATTGAAAAACGTGCAGAGTACGCAAGATACTACTTTAATTTGTTACAGGGCTTTAATCCATCTTTACCAACAGGTAAAGGAATTAAGCGCAGAATGCCTATATGGATGTATCCAAAACTAAGAAAGAGGTGGTAACATGAAACAGGCAACAAAAGACGCATTATTAGCATTTGTTGGAGATAGAACAGATGATGATGCTATCAGCATTTTAGAAACAATCAACGATGATGGTATTGATGATGGTGAGGACTGGCATCAGAAATACGTTGATAATGACAAGGAATGGCGAGAAAGATATACAGCTAGATTCAAAGAGGGCGGTACACCTCAGCCACCAACGCCAATAGAGCCAGAACCAGATCCAGAGGATGAGATGAAAAAGTTAACTATTGATACCGTTTTATACGGCGATAATAAATAAAGGAGTGATTTTTATGCCTACTAAACCTAAAATTACAACTAATACCAACATTTCTGCTGATGTTGTAAATGCGATTAAAAATAGCGCGTCAAACAACTATCGTGAGAATGTACCATACGCAACACCAGATGCAGATTCACTTCGGGGTATCGGCGCTATTTTAATGAATAACCCTGCATTAATGAACGAGTTCATCAACACACTTGTCAACAGGATTGCCTTTGCGAGAATCGCCAGCAGAATGTACACCAACCCATTAAGAACATTGAAAAAAGGTGTCATTGACACAGGTGAAACCATCGAGGATATTTTTGTAAATATTGCGAATGTTTTTCAGTATGAAGAAGTTCGTGGTTCTGACAACGGCGCAGGTAATGTATTTAAGAGATTTGACAACGATGTGAGAGTTGCTTTCTATGTGATGAATTCACAGTTGACTTACCCTGTGACAGTTAATCGCGCGATGCTGAAGAATGCTTTCAATTCTTGGGCAGGCATGGACGAACTTGTCAGCGGTATCATTCAGTCAGTATACAGTGCGGCGGCTTACGATGAATTCAATATTACTAAATACATGATTGGTCAGCACATCCTCAAAGGAAAACTTACTTACTACACATTCACAGGCGGACGTTATCTTGAAGCGGCTACACAGCTTAGAAAAGCGTCAAATGATATGTCATTTATGACAGACAGACTTTCTATCGCAGGCGTTAAAACATTTACAGAGAATGACAGAAAAGTTATTCTTATCAATACTAACTATGATGCAAACATTGATACAAATGTTCTTGCAGGTGCATTCAATCTTCCATACGCCGATTATCTGAACAGAAGAATTCTTATTGATTCACTCGGTACACTGGACGTCGAGAGACTCAACAAGATTTTTGCAAATGACCCTACATATGAAGAACCATCCGCTGATGATATGGCTTTTCTTGATAATATTGCGGGTGTTATCTTAGATGAAGATTTCGTTCAGATTTATGACAATGTTTTTGAAATGCGAGATATGCCGAACCCTGTTTCACTAGACCATAACTATTTCTTGCACATGTGGCAGACATACGCCGTGTCACCTTTTGCAAATGTAGTTTGTTGTATTCCTGCTGAATCTGTGCCTGTACAGACAGCTAAGAACACAACAATTACACCAATGGCAGTTGAAGTTACTGGTAAGCTTGGTAAAGACGGCACAGCAACTGGCATTCTCACTGCAACAGTTTCAACAGTCACTGGTGGTACAGAGACAGTCAAGTGGACTAAAACAGATGGAACAGCAACTGGCACTGTTGCTTCAAACGGAGTTTGGAAAGCAGAGACAACAGGTACATTGAAAGCAAAAGCTAGCATCGGTACTATTGATTCTGCTGAGGTAACAATTACAATTTCTTGATGAGGTGGTGACTTAATGAGCTATATCGCACCCGATACCGACATATATTTGCTTGCTAATGTTGAATGTGATAAAAGTTACGACAATGTTAAATATTTTGCAACTAAAAATGCACAGCATAGTTATATGTCTGATAAAATCGTTAAGTCATTTACTAATCAGAGTTACGGACGTGTCAATAAAGGCACGTTCCGCCTATTCTGTAAAGCAGATGACGTTTATCAATGCAACTATTTAATGTTTCAAAATACAGCTTTTGGGAACAAGTGGTTTTACGCTTTTATTAATAGCATTGAGTATGTTTCCAATAACACTTGTGAAGTAAGGTTTACTATTGACTTGTTTCAGACTTGGTTTTTTGATTGTACAGTCGGGCAATGCTTTGTAGAGCGTGAACACGTTACTGATGATAGTATAGGGGCACACACTCTAAATGAGGATGTACCTACAGGTGAAATGATTACAGCAATCGAAGAACAGTTGACAGAGTTTTCAAAACAGTACACTTACGGTGTAGAAATCTGTATCAGTGATGCACAGTTAAGCGGAATAGCTAATCAGCCGACATGGTTTGACAAGCCTGTTTTGAGTGGCATTTTTCAAGGTTCTAAAATTGGCACAACAGATAACAGCGATGACTTATTAACGTTTCTGAACAATGTCATTTCAGCAGGCTATCAGTCAACCATTATACAGATTTTCACAATTCCAAAAATATTTGCGCCATCTGGCACGGACTCAAGAGTACAGACATCAAGAGAGTTACCTGCTTTGCCAACAAAATTCGGTAATTATACACCTCTAAATAACAGACTTTATTCTTCACCTTTTGTAGATTATGTTGTTTATGCTCCGACTGGTGACAAGATGGTTTTACATCCAGAATTGTTCAGTGATTATGAACACAGAATATTAACTTTTTCTGGTAACCAGAGTGTGACACCTCAGATAATGTGCATGCCTACAAACTATAAAATTACAAGTGGTACAAATAAAACAGAGGGTTATACGCTTTCTTACGGAATAAAAGGTTCATTTTTATATGACGCCTATCAAGCTGAGATTGCATCATATGGAGTAGGAGAACTGGGTGGTACTATTGCTCATTGGTTACCTAGGATTTTAGGTACAGGCAGTAGAACAGTTGGAGCAGGTGTTGGCTTAGGCGCGGCTATAGAAACAGGCGCAGGGATGCCTTTATTAGCGGCAGGTCTTGCAGGCGTTAGTGCGGTAAGTAGTGCTGTTAGCACAGCGTCAGACTATTTCAAAGAAACACATGACACATCAAAATTAAGTGGTAATTCTGGTTGCTCTGTTCTTTGGTCACAGCAGATACTGGACACATTTGTACAGGTACGTCAAGTAAGAGAAGAGTATGCTAGAATAGCCGATAACTATTTTAGTATGTTTGGCTATAAAGTATGTAGATTAAAAGTTCCAAACATTGCAACAAGGCCGTCATGGAATTTTGTGAAATGTTCTACTGTTACTATAACAGGTGCAATTCCTGCCGATGCGGAAGAACTAATCATGAGTGTTCTGAAAAAAGGTGTAACGTTTTGGAAAACAAGCTTCGGCAACTACACCGCAAATAATAAATAAGGTGGTGATTAAAATGGGGAGAAGTAGAAGTAAGCGAAGATTTTTTCAAAGGGTATATTCTTCCGGCATACAATATAATCATTGGTTAATGAAGTTTGCTAGTAATGCTGTTGCGTCATATCGTGTTGAGGGTTTGCCAAAAGAAATAGATTCAAGGTGGTTAGCGTTAAAGCTTTTTGAGCTTGGTTCTATTGCTTTCTTTTACGATTCGGATGCTAGTGAGTATGCTTGTATGCAGTATTCGTGTCTTGGTACATATGACTGTTATGGAAATCCAACAAAAATACTTGTTTGGAATCCTTGGACAGGATATCAGAGGGAGCTAAACAAGGGCGAATTTGTTATCATATGGGATAACATGCTTAGAACAAATATGTACAATGCTTACATTGAATTGGCTTATAGATTGTGGAGAATTGACGGAACAATAGACACAAACTGTGTAGCGCAGAAAACGCCTGTTATTGTACAATGTTCGGAAAATGAGCGATTGACTTTTAAAAATCTTCTGGCAGGCGTTGACGCTGACAACCCATACTTAGCAGTTGGTGATAATTTATCCTTAAAAGATATTAAAGCATTACAGCTTGGCGCGCCACTGGTAGCACCTCAGTTGATGGAAGTACAGCAGACGCTTTACAACAGAGGAAACGCACTGCTTGGCATCACATCTGTTATTGTACAGAAAAAAGAAAGAATGGTGAAATCCGAAGTAGACACAGCTAATGCTGATGCTCTTGCTAACAGACGCTCAAGAACGATGGCCAGAGATTACGCAAGTGAACAGATTAAAGAAAGGTTTGGCCTTGACGTAACATGGGTTTTTGACGAGGGTGACGAACCAGACAAGGAAACAGATGAGGGAAACAGAGAAGAATTTATTAGTGGCATGAAAGTAGCTAGTTTAGGCACTTCTGTTATAGAGAGGTGATAACATGAGTAGATACACAACAGAAGTAAGATATATCTGTGAATCACTTGCAGGCCTTAGCAAATCGGTTGGCTATTCAAATGTTAATGAAGTCATTGAAAAGTCAAGAAATAGAATCTTTCCGCCTTTTGAAATATTTGACGAAAGTTATAGGCCTGTACTTGAGACAAAGATACTTAAACATTTTTATACCAGAGAAATCGGTTGTGAAACGTTTGGATTGTGGCAGTTAAGACTTGATGCTAAACTATCAGTAATTATGCCGTATTACAACAAGCTTTATAAAGCGATTAACATTGATATCCCTGTTATTGATAACGTTGATATGAACGTTGAACATAATATTGGCAGGAATGCCGACACAAAAGTTAATGATAACACAGACATCACAGCAAATTCTAGCACAACAACAAACACAACAGCTAGTGCAAAGATTAGACACAGTGATACACCTCAAGGCAGTTTAGAGAACCTTGAAGCTAACGAATATATGAGTGATGCAACCCTTAGTGATACAACACAAGCTGTAAACAGCAATACGAATAGTAGTAGCAACAGTAAGAGCAACAGTGACACAAATGCAAAGAGTACGGAAGAATATGCAGAACATAGATGGGGAAAAGAGGGCACGATAACTTATATTAGTATGGTGAATGAGTACATCGAAAAGATGAAAAACATTGACGCTATGCTGATTCGTGAACTTGAAGATTTATTTATGCAAATCTGGGATATATGGGAGTGATTCAATATGAGTTTTAAACCTAGAAATTTTAGGGAGTGGTGTAACCACACAATTCCTGTTTTACCACAGGTGTACGGCGATGAATTAAGCTATTATGAATTACTGAATAAGGTTATTGAAAGGCTTAATGAGATTGGCGTTACAATTAATGAATTGATTGATTACGTTAATCATTATTTTGATTCATTGGACGTACAAAATATGATTAATAAAAAACTTGATGAAATGGCACAGGACGGAACGCTTGAATCCCTTATAATGCCTGTTTATACATATGACCTTACTAAATTAAAAAGCTTTGATGTCAATGACATATCTGCTGTATTTTCTGAACTTAAAGCAAAAATGAAAGAGGGCGAAAGTGCTTTATTACCATACGGAAAATACACTACATTAGACACTATTGATTTATCTTGGTTGCCTAATAACACAAAGGTAACACTTGATGGTGAGATTACAATATCAAAAAACAATGTTCCTTGCGTTAAATTGGGTGGTCAGTTTTGCAATGTTAAAATAAATGCATTGTATGGTGCTACTAGAAGTGAAACGCATTTAGCAACTGGAAGTGGGTTATATATTTCTGAACTTTTGGCGTATTCAAATGTCTTAATAAATAACATGAGATTTTTTGAAAATGGTATCATTTTTAAATATGAAGATGATAATAAATATTCACAATATAATAGGTTTGTGTTTTCGTATCTTGAAAATGTACAAAGAGGTATAGTTTTAGACGGCACAGAGCATAAAGGATGGGTTAACGAAAATACATTCGTTGGCGGTAGAATAAAGGGTGGCTATGGCGTTGTGATGCAAGGAGGCACAGTAGAAACAGTTGGATTTGATAACAACAAATTTTACAATATCGGTTTTGAAGGTTTATATAATGACGCTATCAATATCACAGGCGATTCCTATGCAAATACTTTTGATAATTGCAGAATGATAGAAGGAATAACAGGTTATTACATTTATGATCATAGTGCAAGGGGCGGTTTTAATAAGTATAATTTTTCACACATCATTCCATATGCAAAAATTAGCCTTAGTAATGAAGTTTACAAAAGGGTTAATGCACCAATTTCGGATACTTCATTTTCGGTTGTTGGTGGTGGGGTGTTTTCTAGCGTCAGTTCTTCGAAACCTGTTATTATACCATTAGTTACAAATGACTTAATAACTAAAATTGATTATTCTTTTGACATGAAAGTCCCAGTTACAGGACAAACTGCTCAAATCACAAAAGGGTTTGAACTTCCGGTTGGCTATACGTTACTTTCTGGAAGTATAACTGGCGTATCATCAAGTGACGGATTTGACTTTAGAAATGTCACCATTAATTTTCATTCAATCAACGAATCCACTGGAACGTATGAAATTTACGCTAATTCTAAATTGGCATATGAAATAACTGTGGATGTTGTTGTTACGCTTCTTTTTAAGTATGATAGAAAACTTTAATTACGCCTTAAAATAATAAAGGGGGTCAAATAAGACCCCTTTTTTATTAGTTTGCTAATGCTATACACAAAAGCAGTGAATAAACACACATTACAAAAAACAATGTTAATTCATTAAATAATCTTGCACTTATAGCTGACAGCATAACTAGTACAAAAAACAAATTGAGTATATTAGTCATTTATATCACCGAACTCTTTATAATAAAATGTTCTTCTATCCATTCATTGACAGCGTATAGACTATAACTTTCATACCCCTTAAATGAGTTTTCACAATTAATAGGATGATATATTATAGTATAGTAAGGCCTTTGGTTGATAATATTTACTTCAATTGCTAAAAAGTCAACAAGCGTCTTGTTATTGCCCATGTTTTTCTCCTATTCTTAATTCATTTATATAATTCTTGTATTACTGTTTACATCTATTTCACCTATTCCGACGTGAACACAATCGTCTTTAGCCATTAGCATAAGAATTTCTGCGTCATTTAATTTGTTGCTTGCAACACACAAACCAAATAATTCGTCTTTGCTAATATCATTTGTATGTAAGACAACAACCATATTGCCAATCTGTTTTCTTACATAAATCATTACTTTTGTGCTTGAATTTAAAACCTTAGTTAAATCATATAGTGTCATATTTTTACCTCTTTCTTTTCTTCATTCTCCGACATGCTTCACTAACGTATGCCTTATGATTTGATTCATTATACTCAGCAACAGACGCTTTCATTATTTCACGCCTGTATTGAAAGTATTCTTCACAAGCTGAATGACAATTTAAACATCTTTCGTTACAATCTTTACAGGGTGCTTTCAAATCATCACATCCTTAAATATAACATTATGAACACAATAGTCCACCATATCACTATTACACCAGAAACGCCAATAATCACTATCATATCTGGTCTTAAAGTAAGTAAATATAACAGAAAGACAAGAAACAGTAATATTAGGCCTAAAATACTAATAAACACAAACTTTTTAAGCAATTTTTTCACCTACCATTTATAAGAATAATTAATTCCTTGTGAACTTTTTCTATTTTTAAAATAAGGAACTTTTTTAGCTTTTCGTATATTCCTGCAAGCTGTGTACCAATCGAGTGTGAATTTTTTTGTTTCGTAGTCACTCATACCAAAAACTATTTGTCGCATTATCTCGCCCCACTTGAACCAAAACCACTTCTGTCACTATCTGTTAAATCTTCAACGTCAATCAGCTCAATTTCTGGCTGATTTCTTACAATCCTAAACTGTGCAATCCTATCACCTCTTGTTATCACTGTATCTTCAACAGCATATGCAGGAAAACACCATTCATCATTTCTTCCTGAGTATGAATTGTCAATAATTCCCATGCTATTAGCCATTAATATATGATATTTTTTAAAAGTAGACGACCTTGGCAGCACGTGTGCTTCATATCCTGTTGGAAGTTTCATAGCTACACCTAACGGTATATTAACATATTCACCTTTTCTAATACGCATTGTTTTACCTGCTTTTAAATCAATCCAGTCACCCAACGCATATTTTTCTGGAATAACTGAATTAAAATATCCATGATTCTTTGCCAACACTTTAATTTTTTTCATACAATTCACTCCTTAATACATTAATATATTTTTCTACAAAGGCTTTATAAAATAAATCTGCTTCATAATACGTGTATGAATTCATCAATATTTTTAAAGCATTTTCTAACTTGTTCATCCTTATTACACGCTTAATTGCAAGTAACGCCTGCTTTGCATCATATACTCTAATGTATTCGTTGTAATCTTCATCTAGCATAGTGTAAATATCTTTTCTTATCTGACTATCTGATTTACCGCATTTGATACGTTGATTCAACAAGTAAAACACCCCCGTCTATTCTTTTTGGAATTAATTTACATGGAACATTTAAGCCAATTTTAAAATCGTCAAATGTTCTAACAATAGGTTCATGCGTAACTTGATTGAAAAGAAATCTGTTAACTGGTGTATTTTCTTTGTATTCATCATACACAGCTTTTCCACTCATAGACAATTCAAACAAGTCTTTGCATCGCTGTGGCATTCCTGCACACTTAATGTTGTTGTATGGTTCTTCTATCTTCTGCAAATCTTCATGTGTTACGTGTTCAATGTATGTTTTCTGCCTTGCAAAAATAGCCCTATCCCAACAGGATTCTAATTTCCAAGCACAAAAATCAGTTTCATGGACTTTAATGCCTGTAATCTGTTCTGGTGGTAAGTCACAGTGGATGCTATCTGTATCAGCGTAAATAAAGCCGTGTTCTTCAACACCATGATAGTTAGCTTGTGCCGCTCTTATAGTGAAGTTTCTAGCATAACTTGTTATAGCTGAACCAACAGGAATATAGCCCGCTTCTTTATCTTTAGCGGTAATATTGATAAACCCTATTGAGTTATCATCTTTAATATATGCTAATTTGAATGAAGAATCTGTTGATGAAGCCATTTTGCCATACAAGTTGTTTAAAAATAGCTTTGCAAGTGTACGCCTTGCGCCCTTGCTAGTCATTTTTATTTTTGCGTATTTATCGATATATTCGTCAAATATACCGACTTCTGAATGAAAGTAACATCCATCAAGAATCTCAAAGTCAACAAGCTCATAATGCTCAAGAATAAGAAAGTAATCTGTCATAGTCAATGTTAGTTCTACTCTTGCATCACAGGTATTGCCATCAATATCAATGTACTTATCATAGTACTTGCCAGTAGCTTTGTCAAACACATCAGACGTCTGTAAAGACTCTGTACCTTTGTATAACAGATTTCCTTTTATCTGAATGAATGGCAACTTGCCACTTTTCAAATAGAATTTTGTTCTTATTCTGATAAAGAAATACATATTGTTTTGCCGTGCTCTGTCTGGAATAAAGTTGCCAGACCAGAACATCGGTTTTCCGACAGGATATCTGTTGCCAGACATTGAATGCATCATAGATGGATACAAAGAATTTACATCCGCTGTAGTTCCATTTGTGTATATCTTGTTTTCTTTTCCTTTTACAAGATAACACCACCCACCACGATATGACTTTCTTATATAAGCGTCAACGTTTGTCTTTCCATATATCTTGGAATCTAGTTCTATTTGCGTGACATCTGGAAATCTTCTTTTCCAATCATCTTCACCAACTATCTGTTTGTATTCAGCAAGACAACAACTTCCTATTGTAAGGCGATTATGCCCCTCTTGAAAAACAATCTCTAGTGCTTCTTTGACAACCAGAACGTCGTTAGCTATATACTTCTTTTCTTCTGGTTTAATTTCACAGCCTGCATAACGAAAACCAGTATATTCCATGTCAAGTTTCTGATGCTTTGTTTTAAAGGCTTTTCCTATTTCTTTCACGGAGAATGGTAGTAGCTTCAACGAATCCCGAAATTCTATTACCTTATTATTTATCTTGACTTTGATGCTGTACCATTGTCCCATTTCTGATATCGTATACTTAAATGAATTGTTGTACATATCTTTATCTTTATACCATTCACAGGAATTAACGCCATCCCCTGTATATGCTTGTTTTAGGTGTAATTTATTAAGAAAAAACGATATCCAAAAATTGCCATCGAATTTTAGGTTATGAAAATAAACTATCAAATTCGACTTCAAACTACTTAAATATTCCCATGTTTCGTCTATTGAATGTAATATAGAAACATCTTCTGTGAACATTTCTACAATGGCAGATGCCCAAACTTCTGTATTTTTCTGACCCTCATAGACTGTTGTTTCAAAGTCTCCAACCAGATACTTTACTTTTTTAGGCCTTGCCATGCTATCACCACCCATTTTCTGATTCATTCATTGTTTCAGCTTGAACTTTTTCTTCAAATGTTAATGGCGAACCATTAATTATTTGTAAAAGTTCGTCTGTTGCTTGATTTATGACTGCAACCGATGAACCCCACAGCACAGCTGAAACTAAAACGTCTATATCATTCATATTTCTGGTCGCTTCAACTAGCCTTCTTCCGACCTCAGATGCGCCTATATCATTAATCATATTCAGCAGGAAAGACTGCATACTTTTTGAATATGAAATTGCGTCTTTTCTCCTGCTTCTGTTCAAATCAACAGCTTTGCCTAATGAAGATGTGAAGTCTGTAGCCGCTTTTTGATATTCTGCTTCTTTTCTTTTGCGTTCCTGCTCAATTTCTTCATCTGTAGCACCATTATATCCGTAAAATAAGTCCTCCTCTTCTGGTGTGAATGAACCATACTTTGCAAGAAATTCATCATTAAAGTTACTAAACGCTATATCTTCTTCATGAGGAATATTTGCTTCTGCTTTAATAGCTTCAACGTCAATCTTTTTTAGCTTATTTACGTAAGCTCTTAATTCCTTACCTCTGAAGCCTTTTGCCTTAATCTGGCGTAAGGTTGGAATGTTTGTTGGAACATATTGAACGCCTTGCTTTTTAAGCTTACGCTCAAGGCGTTTTATACGATTTCGCTCACGTTCGTAAGCTGTTAATTTTTTACTCATGTTACTCCTCTACAACGTACTATATTACCAGAGTTAAAAAACCACCATCATCTTCTAAAATGTAAAGAATATTACATTCATAATATGGAATCCACTTAGACGATATTATCCGTTCATTGGACAAAATATAGTTTTCGTCAGTATCTGATAAATTCAAATAAATCTTATCGTCATAACCCAATAGAAATAGCTGTATTATATCACATACTTTTACTTCGCATTTTCTATCAAACAAATCGTCAAAGCACATTTTTCGTCCCTCCTACATAAAAAGAAAGTATGACGCTCACTGTATATCGTGAGCGCCTATCATTATTTAAATTTCTTTTTTTGCTTAAAAGTCTATTTCTTTTGACTTAGTTAAGCTTTCAATGTCAAGTACGCAATCAACGAACTTGCGTCCTGCTTTTGACTCACCAGAGATTTTCATAACAGGGAATGGGAAATGTCCATTCATTGCAATCTCAATGTTTTTGATGCTCATCTTAAATGTTGCAGACTGTGTGCTATAAACTTTGTTATCTGTGGTAATGATACTCATTAATTCAACTGCTGAACCGTCCTCTTTTTTGTCAACGAATTCTAAATATCCTGCGACATTGATAACGTCGCCATCCTCAAGCACCTTTACTGTTTTAATTGACGGTGCTACTGTCAATAAGTATCTTTCTACTGCTGTAAATTCCTTGGTTGTGTTTGTAATTGTAATCATGTTTTTAATTCCTTTCTTGGTTTCGTTGTATCGTGAACATAAACAAATTGATTAACGAGTTACACTAGGCTAATACATTGCCAAAATCGTCTTCGACAATATTAGCTTTTTGCTGTTCTTGGCGGAAGAATCTCCGCCAATTCGAGAAACTTTTCCTCTGGCATTCCGTACAGCTCTTTCTGTACCTCTACTTCTGTTACTTTCATAGGACGCACCTCTCTATGATCCATCTCAATAACTTTAAGGGCTTGATTGAGTGAAAGTTCGCCTAATAAATTGTATTCGACTGTCTGTATCTCATCTTTCTCGAATACGTAAACTATCGCTTTCGCTTTTGTGCTCGTAATGGTACGAGTAACCATTCTTTTTCTTGCCATTTTAAGACCCTCCATTTATGTGTGTTTTTTCGGTTAACGCCCGTCGGCGAATTGACATAACGGGAGTCGAACCCGTTGGAAGTGTTTCCGCCACCTGCCTGTCAACCTTTCTATGTGTAAGAAAGGAGGAGAGAGTAAAGAGTTGTCGGTTCTCTTTACATCATCAATTATAGCACTGTTTAGATATAACGTCAACAGCTTTTGAAAAAAAGTTTTGTTTATTTTGCACGACAGTTAGATATAACTAACTTCGCACATATTCGTCTAGCAAACGAATGTTCTACTACTTAATCTTATAATCAAAACTTAATATCGTGCCTGTTGACGCCCCAATGAATCGCCATTCCTTTGAGTATGACTGAATATATGGGAATCCGTCAATCTCGTAAACTCTATCAGCTAGATAAACATTAAATTCATCAACGCCGACTATTTGCAGTGCTCTTTTAAAGTCGACCACCATGTCGCCTAATATTGCTTTTTTAACAAAAATCATTCTTCATCCTCCTTTCCAAATAGCAACTGAGCTATCAAATCAGCCACTATCAGTATTGCTATTGCTAGGCCTGCTATTGACAGGCCTGCAAAAATCATTCAAGAACGGGAAAGTTCAAACGTTTCCCGTTACGTAATTCAACAATTAGCGGCCTTTGGAATTCTAACAGGTCGGGAACATCTGGATAGTGATATCCAGTATGCGTATTAAAATACACATTATCCCGACTCGCGCCTGCTATCGTCCATCCCGACGGCATAACGTAATAATCATCACCTGTAATTTTTTCTACCATTCCATTTTCGTGCTTCTGAATTTCTCTTTTCATAATTTTTTTCCTCCTGTTCTTATATACAATGGTCCTTATTGACCGAGTGCCACCTGAGGGAATCGAACCCTCAGTACACCTTGTGGCTAATTGTTTCTTTCTTTTTTTTTGTCTCATTTTCCACATACGATAACCAAAATCAATAGCTATCATTATTTCATCATGGAGATGAGCACCATCATAAATATCAAATTGATACACAGCAGCGGCATAACTGCGCATAGCTTCTAACCACACAGCACCTATGCCGTCATTACCATGCATCATAGCAACTACATAGTTAATTCTAATTTTTTCAAAATATTCGTATTGTTTTTTCATTTTTATTACCTCACTTTCTCTCTTTCTGATTATATTATATCACATCGTACGCAAAATGCAATACGTAATTTTGCACAAAAATAATACGTAGTTTGCACTTGTACTTGTACAACCAGACACATCTTTATTATCGTCATTTTTCACAAAATATGAGTCACAGTGCCTGACAGGTTTGGGGGGGAATGACGAACGAAGTTGAAATGAAATACCACTC